AGCCATCTTCAAAATCACCTCTATACTGATCAGTTGGTTGTAATTGGTAAACAACAGTAGCTTCTTCACCATTAGCGGCAGAAGCTCCAATATCTGCTGAAAGACAAATAAACGAAATATTAGCACCACCTGTATAATTGGTAAATGCTGATAATTGAATACCTGCTGCACTTGATGAATACTGACTACCTGAAGCAGCACCTGAACCTGAGAAAATCTGGAATCCAGATACACCTTTTACATCTACAAAATCCATAGAAGCTGTTGGTATAGCAATATGTGTATAGTCTCCAACAGAAGCAGAATATTCCGAATCGAAATTAAAATCCTGTAATGTTGCTGCTCTTACACCAGCCATAGCTGCTTGTGATTGTGAGTTGTTGATAGAATATCCAAATCTACCAGCACCATATAATCCACCTTCTGAATTGTTTCCAAAAGGAGATTGTTGGTTTCCTGTGTTACCATATAATGAAGATCCAGCTGCGAAAGGAGTTTTATTACTTCCGTATTGGAAATCCAAGAAAAATACTAGGCCTGAAGGTAGATTCATTGGTTGTACAGAAACAAATTCCTTTGCAGCAATCTGTCCAAATACTTTTCTTACCAATGGTAAAGCTACTCCTGCCCATTGTCCACCTGTATTCACGCCTGTTTGGCTTGAAAATGTACCAGAAGAAGCAGCGCCTCCACCAGTTTGTGAACTTTCGACAACTAGCTGCTTAGCTTGGTTTTCGAGGATAATACCCATGTTATTTTTGTATTGTCCGTCTAAACCTTCTAGTAAGCCAGTTGCATCCCATTTTCCAGCTAACTTTGCAGCATCTGACTGCATAGAGTGGTATGGGTTTGCGCTTTCTAATAATTGATTTAAGCTCATTTTTTTTAAATTTTATTAATTAAACAATAGTTTTTATATTAAACCAGCAAGCTTACGCATGCGGTCATAAACAGCATTAGATTCTACTATAGGTTGTTTTTTAGCTTTTGGTTCAATACCAGTAGCCTTTGAAGCTGCTCCTTTTTTAATTGATTCATTAATTTCTGATTTATTAAATAAACCTTCGTTTAATGTTTCATAAATAGTTTTAGCTTGTTTTACATCTTTAGCTTTATCAAATGCTTTTAATACCTTAACCTTTTTATTTTCAGTTAAGTTTTTTGCTTTGAAGATTTTATTAGTGTAAAGTAGTTTTGCGTTTAATAAATTCACTTCATTAAGTTCAGCTTTTAACTCATTTACTTGAGCTAGTGCTTCTCCTAGTTTAGTTTCATCATCTTCTCCTTTACCATCGTCTTCAGTACGTTCCTCCGCTTCGGATTCTTTACCATACTTTCTACGTTGATCCGGATCTTTAGGTCCAACTTCGTTTACATCAATTTCTTCCATTTTCTTTTTGTTATCGTCATCCATTTCTTCATCAAGTTCTACATCTACGTTAATTTCGTCTTCAACTTCTACGTCTTCAACGTCTTCAACTTCAACTTCGTCCTCAACAAATTCATCACCTGGTTCAATTTCCCCAGCTGATACCATGTCTTTAATAACATCCTCAATAAATCCTTTAAGGTCGTCTTCAGACATGTCCTCAAGATCAACATCTTCGTCGTCCATATCTTCTTTTTCGTCCTTCATCCCATCAAGGTAACCTTTTTCTTCAGCATCAGTTTTTTCATCCTCTTGGATGTCATCTTTTGCTTCGTCTAAAGTTTCTTCAGATTCATTAACGTCTTTAGGTTCATCAGCTTTTAATTTAGCTAATTTTTTCTCGTTATCTTTAATGTCGTCTTCAAGATCTTTTATGTGATCTTCGTCATCTTTGATAGCGCCTTCCATACGTTTTTGTTCTTCTTTATTACCTTTCTTAGAATCGTTGTCTTCATTAAGTTCGGCTAATAGCTCATCAAGATTAATTTCTTCTTCTATTTCTTCTTCCTGAACTGTAGACTTACCAACCTTGTGAGGTACTGGATTTACAGGTCCACCATCCGGGTCCATTTCATAGGAGGGAGAATTTTTTCTTCTAAAGCTAACAGCGTCCATTTCTTCTAACTCTTTGTCGTCACTTTTTTTCTTCATTTCTTCTTTTGTCACGTCATCTTCTTCATACTTTTTTCCATAGCCTTCTTCAACATCTTTGTTGTCGTTGTCCATTTCCTGAAGTTTAGCAGATAACATGTTTTTTAAATGAGGAGTAAAAGCTTCTTCTAGAGCAAGTTTAGCGTTTGCTATTGCAGTTTCCTTAACGGCTTTTGCATCAGCAATTGCTTCCTTTAACAAATCTCTGTTTGCCATAATCCCAAAATTTTTGTTTGTGAAATACGCTTATTCATGAAGCGTAATAGAATATTATACATTTATGAATGCCATATAGAATGATGGCATATTACAGTTATACGTATATGAATATTTAGTAAAAGTTAAGAAATAGTTAAATCCATACCACCTGTTGCTTTCATAAATGAAGAACTTACAGCTACATTATCAGTAGGTGTGAATGTATAAGAAGCTGCACTATTTTTTACTATAACAGCTGATGTGTATTGTGATGAATTTGCAAAATTTCCTTCAGTAACTATTCCTGCAAATGCCCCATATGTACCCGCTGCATTAGTGGGTTTATTTACGTAAGTACCTGCGTCTGCTACGGTTTCTACTGTAAAGTAAGCAGTACCCGGTGAGGCGGGTTTAGATAAAGTAAAAGTATAAGTATTACCGGATATTAATGCTTCTATTGGAGTGCCGTATTTAAGTTGATTTGCGGTATAAGATGCCATTTTTTATATCTATTAAACAGGGCAAGAGCCTTTTGAACATAAAATTTCTCTAACAATGTTATTTACTTTAGTATAATCAAAGGTAAAAGTTTGTTTTCCTTCTTGCAATACCCCCATAAATGAACCTGGGTTAGATGGTGTTGAAACAAAATCCCAACATAATAATTCAAAGTCATCCTGTACTTCCATTATTTCCCCCCTTTGTTCTAATGAACCCATACCTCTAGATGATACACCTACTGTAACACCATTTTTAATAAGTTCAGTTAATATATTTCCTGATGGAGTTGGTAATATTTCTATTTTACCCATTACATTATCTCCATCCCAATTCCAGTCAGTTATAATATGAGAAACATTTTGTAAATTTATAATTTGTGATTCTGGGTGGTCTAACTCCCCCATTGAACGTCTTTCTTCAATAAGTTCGCTATATTTATCCATTTCACGTTGCCATAAATCTTTAGAATAATAACGGCCATTACCATTTTTTACTTCAGCTGTAGCCAAAATACCTTCAACGATAATATTCCCATTCTCCTTACTTACGTTTTCGTTTATAGTTTTAGGAGAAAATTTTAGGGTTTGAGTTTCTATTAATAGTTTTTTACTCATCTTTATAGTTTCCTACGTAATCACGATTAATGGCACCAGCAATTTTTTTAGCATCCTCTTCTGATTTGCCATCTTTTTTTAATTTGCTTACTAGTTTATCAAATGATTCTTCTATTTCTTCAGACTCATCCACCATTTTTTTATATTTTTTACCACACATTTTTTCATACACTTTTTCCATCTTGCCTTTTCTTTTTTCTAAAAGCTTGATTTCTTTTTGCATGTCCTTCATTTTCTTTCTATCAATTAATTCTTTAAGATTATCATCTTCATTAATTGAACTTACTCTTTGGATTTTTTCATCAATATGATTAGATAAAAATTCTAGTTGGGCTTCTAATTTGGTAATATCACCTGCTTTTCCTATTTCAGATAACTTAGTATCAATGGATTCTTTTTTAGGTTTTTTAGCTTTAGCTGATTTAATAGCTTTATCTCTAGCTGCCATATAATCATCCGAATCTACATCACCGTCACCATCATGATCTTTACCTTTAGCCTCATCCATTGGTAAATTTTCTTCGCTATTTTCTTCAGCATATAAGTCTTTATGATATTGAGCCCCAGATTGTTGTTGCCATTCATCTTCAGCCATCATTTGTCTAATCATATTTCCGGATTGTGCTGCTAATGAATTTGGATTACCTGATGTTACAACTCCACCTAATGATTCTTTAATTAGTGTTTTTAATTTAGATTCTTTAACGGATTGCATTTTAGTATCACCATCTTTTAACTTTTCACTATATCCACTTCCACCATATGATTCACCAGTATTTTCTTTAGTATTACCATACCCAGGAATTTCTTGTTGATATCCAGCATTAACCCCAAATTGTCCTTCTTTTACGTAATGTAAAGGATCCTTAGCTAAATTTTTAATTGCTTCAGCTTGAGCTTCTTCTAATGATAAATCTGGGTTATTTTTTACTTCAAAATAAACACCGTTTAGCATTTCTTGACCATTAACATTATTAACATTATCTACTTTAGGTGAATAATCATAATTATGTGATTCAATATTTTCTACAGATTTAGCTACTTTTTTACTATCAGCTTTTATTTTTTCATCCTCTTCCTTAGTATTAATTTTTTCTTTATTATTAACTAAAGCATTTAAAGATTTTTCACCTGCCTCAGCTAAAAAAGATGCAAATTTTGTTTCCCAACTTTGTTTTGGGCCAGATAAAGACTCAATTTTAGTAATAGGTTTTAAATCTACATAATTTTCTTGAATTATAGCTTTAGATTTAAGAATAGTACTTGTTTCTTTGAAGGTACTTGCATTAGTAACTAAACCAGGATATCTGGATTTAGCATCTTTTAAAAAGACATCTTTATGTCCCTTGCCTTCTTTAATTAAGTTGTATTGTTCTTGTAATGTTTTCATAATTTAATTTCTATCTGGATTTTCCAATAATGTATAAATATCTTTAAAATAGTCAATGATTAAATCTGTTCCTACTACTACTCCAAAACTATCTGGAT